TCAAAACGAAGAAAGGTTAGCTGAAATATTTGGGATGATAGCTGATAACTATACTAAACTGGACGCTCCTACTAAAAGTATAATTAGACAATGGATAGAAGCTATTGCAGAAAAATTAGGTATAGAGATTGGTCAATCATCTCAAGATGTTATTGATTTGCTCAATAGATTAGCAGGTAAAATTCAAACAGGAGAGACTATAACTGAATCAGATATAGCGGCTTTTGATATGAAAACTAAATTTAATCAAAAACAAGAGCAAGGAACAGGAGGCCAAGTTGGTACTGATATAAATATTAATGAGCAAAGAAAACAAAAAGGAAGAAAAGCCCCTCCTACATCTAACGACCAAAGACCTTTTGCAAAACATATAAAAGATAAATCTTTAGCTGATTTTGCAGGAAGAAATTTTGTTACTAATATGTATGACTTTACTATGTCAGGACTTACTGAATTAGGTAATGGTCTAAGCATGACGCTGTTTGGGGGAAAAAACTATGTGGCTGACATGATGGAAAAGGCAGGAAAAAATTTAGGGGATGTATCTAATGTAGCTGCGTTCAATACTGAAAGTCAGGCTGCAGGTTTTATTCGTAATGTCTTACAAGGAGATGCTAATTTATTTATACCACATAGAGGGACGGATCAAAACTCTTGGCAATTTCAACAAGCTATATTTGAAGGCTTAGTAAAAGTAGCTTTAGATAATAAGATTTTGACCGAACAAGAAATGAAAAATGTATTTAATGAAGTTTTAACTAATGATATAGGGAAAAAAGCTTTTGAACAATACAAAAAGAAATCAGGGAAAAATGATATAAAAAGTTTCAATGATTTAACTATTAAAGAAATAGTTGAAGGTTTAAATATAGAAAATAATTTTTCACCTAATTTAAGAAAAGCATTAAATGATAAACTCTCAGCTAACAAAGCGTATCAAGAAGCAATAGGTGTAAAAAACAAAAATGAATTTGCAGGCCGCTTAGAAGACCCTGCTAATAAAAACAGTCAAGCATTTGATTTAATAGGTATAACAGAATTTGTTCCTGAAAGTATGGTTATTTCACAGCCTAAGCCAGGGGATGTGGATTATCACCCATCTTTTGGTTGGACGATAAAAGCAAAAATCACAGGTATTTTTCAGCCAACTGAATTTTATCAGTCTACTGATGTAACTAATTCTTATACTAAATTTAATAAAGGATCAGCCCCTGCTACATCAGTTAAAAAGTTAGTAGGAGATGCTAAGTTTAAACAAAGTAATGTATCGAGTTCTGCAGGCGCAATCCCTAAAGTAGGAGCTATTAGTGTGCGTAAGCAAAAAAGCGCACAAAATTTAGGAAGTAATTACAATATGAATTTTGAAGGGTTTATGCCAGCCAACATTTATAATATTCAAAATTTAAAAAGAGCTGCGGCAGAATTAGGTTTAACAGTGCATGCGTCCTATATAAGAGAAGGATATAGAAGTGGCGAATTAGTAGGACATTACTTTAAAATAAACGGTAGGTTTTTTAACCCGTTTAGAGGAGTGCGTAAACAAAAATCTATAAATGAAATTGGAAGGGAGGCTAAAAATATTATTGATATTGTAAAGCTGGGCCGTATGAGTAATATAAAAGACAATACGATTGTTACTTATTTAAAAGGATTAAAATATAAGATGAGCGAGATAAATCCTACAATGAAAGTAACAGGATATACATTAGAAAACATGCCAAAAGCATTTGGAACTGTAATTGGTGGCGTTATGAATGGGTTGAAGTTGTTTGATAAAATTGTTGCCTACAGAAATAAGTTGATGAATAATAATCTTACCCCTATTGGTATAAAAATAACTAAACTAATACAGAAGATAGATAAGTTAAAAGTAGATTTAGATCAACCAACAATTTTTAGTAACAAAACCAGGGTTAAAAATATAAAAACTCAAATTAAAAAATTACAAAAAGATATTAATACTATTCAAGACAAGGGGCGTGAGAACGGTAAAAAACTTTATAAATATACTCAAGCTGAAATAGACGAAATGACAGTTGAATTTTTAGAAAGAACTGCTGAATATCAAAATGAAAGTTTTGAAAATGGATTTAGCACTCAGCAAGCTCAAATGATTGCTCAGATGAAAAATGCTTTTCAAGGAAACTCGTTAATGGATGTAGGAGGAAGAATAAAAAGAGCTAAACAAATACTATCACAAAGAGTAAAAGGAAGAAAAGAATTAGAACAAATAAAAAAAGATTTAAGAAATTTTATAAGACAATCTTTACCTAACTATGTGTTTGCTCGACCAGAAGTAATAAAATTAATCAGAAGTATAACAGATGCTAACTTAGATAATATAGAAAATAAAAAAGCTGCTGTTATAGATTTTGTGAATAAAAAAACAAACGAAGCTTTAACTCAAAAGATTGAAAAAATTCTTAATGGAAAATATGATGACTTACAGGCAAACAGAAAAAAAGGATATAAGGTAGATAACGAAATTCGGTTAAGGATTGAGGGTATTAAAAAAATGATTAACGAGATAAACTTCAATAATACCTCAGAGGTAGCGACTAAGGTACAAAGTATATTAAACGATATAGCTAAATTAGAAGGTCAAACAGATTTGACTCCAGAAAATAGAAACAGTATTGCTGATATGAATATTGTTATTGATTTTCTAAACGCACAATTATCTTTTGATGAAGAAACGTCTAAAACTGAAGCATTACAGGATGTATTAAACAATCTTGAGTCGTTAATTGAAGTAGGAAAAACATCATTACAGCTCGCATTGTTTAATAAGCATTTACAGTATGTGGCGGAATTTGAAGCATTGTACTACGACATCACAGGTCTGCGTATTAAAACTTATATAGAAAACCCTGAATTTAACGAGCTACTCCCTGAATCAAATCAAAATCCCCGTCTAATAAAAAATCCAGAAGCTGATGCTTTATTACGCGATGCAAGAATGATCTCTGAAGCAAGAAAGAACAGGATACGAAATAGAGCTACCCAAGCCTTTGCTAACTTAGGAAGAGCGACGCGAAATTTTATTTTTAGAAATTCAGATTTAGCTACATGGATGGGTATAATTGGGAAAATGCCAGGGGAAATATTAGGAAACGAAACACAAAAAATTACTTCTGTTAAAGTAAATGAAGGTACAAGAGAATATAAAGCCCGAAAGATGGCTACTACCATAGCTATAAATCTTAAACTTGAAGAGGTGTATGGTAAAAATTATACAAAACTTGCAGGAAATGATAGCAGCGTACAACTAACAGGTATATTTACAGATACGGGGGTTGAAATACCTCCTTTAAGTCAAAACCAAATGGCTTATTTAGTAGCTCAATATAAAGACCCTGCAAACGAAAAATCTTATAGCAAAAAATATGGGCCAGAGTACAAAAGAATAATGGCGGAAATGGAGGCTAAACTAAATAAAGAAGTTATTGAGCTTTCTCGTTGGCAAGTTGAAGAATTTTTTCCATCCTTATATGAAGGTTATAATGAGGCTTATAAAAATATATATAGGACTTCTATGCCTTGGAATCAATACTACGCAGGAAGAATATACAGAGAAGGAAGAAATAAAGAGACTGATATAATGCAGTTAATGGCTACAGGAAAGGATGCGTTTAAGAATTTTGCTGCTCCAGCCTCCACTAAAGTGAGAATGAATAATATAAACCCTATAGCAGACATGGATCAGATGGCTACCTTAGTGTCTTATGTTAATGATATGAATTATTTTGCTGCAATGGGAGAGACGCTTAATGATATGGGTAAGCTCTTTAATAATAACGAAATTAAAAATCAAATTGTATTTAATTTTGGTAAAAGTGCATATGACAGTATTGATAATATGATTCAAAAATTAGGAAATAGAGGAGTAAGTAATGACAGCTCTATGCAATGGGTTAATAATATTACCACAGCTTTTGTTATTGGTAAACTATCTATAAACCCTACCATATTTATCAAGCAGTTAACTTCTGCTCCTGCATACGCAGCGTTTATAGGATTTAGAAATTGGAGTAAATTAGCCGCAGGTAATATAACACAGTATAAAGCAATGTGGAAAGAAATATCTGCAAACTCTATTTACATACAAGACAGATATGGGGAGAGTATTTTAAGAACTTTAGAATCCTATTCGGCAAGCAATGTACAAAATGTTATTCCTACAGGAGTTAAAGGAAAATTTATAGATATTATGATGTGGATGGTAAAACAGGGAGATAAAGGCGCAATAGTAATGGGAGGAGTCCCTAATTATATTTATTATAAAAATAAATTTAAAGCTGCCAATCCTAAAGCTACAGAACAAGAGGCTATAGAGCATGCGGTAATACTTTTTGAAAGAGACACAAAGGCGACTCAGCAATCGCAAGATTTACAAGATAGAGATGAGTTCCAAACAGGAGCGTGGTATGTGAGAGGGATGAATATGTTTCAGACTTCTATTAAACAATATTTTAGGCAAGAATTAATGGCTGCAATAAATATTTATAGAAAAACTAAGTCTAAAAGTAAAGAAGGAAAAGGCACATATTGGGAAAATTCAAAAAGACTAATGATTTACCATTCTTTATTACCTATAGCTTTTCAGTATGTATCCGCAGGGTTTCCAGGGCTATTAGCTCCTTGGGATGATGAAGATGGGGAGGATTTATTAGTAGCAGGTATTTTAGGAAATTTAAACGCTATGTTTTTAATCGGAGAATTAGTAACTTTGACTAAAGATTTTATTACAAGTAAACCTTGGACGGGGCAATCATCAGGTAATATCCCATTTTTACAAGAGTCAGCTACATTTTTTCAAGCTTTACAAAAAGCTGACCGATATAATGTTACTCCATTTGATAGTAATGGAAAAAGACGTAAGAATAGCGCTATACAGAAAAGCAAGCAAGGTAAAGAAGAGGCTATAAAAAAAGCTTTGTGGGATTTAGTTAATGGTTTTGGTGTACCTTTAAGACAAGTAGACAGGTTAATAGATAATTCAGAAAAAATTTTAAAAGGAGGTTTATCTCCAGAAGAGTATTTATTGTATTTTTTCCAATTTTCTGAATATGTGGTAGAAAGTAACGCCGACAGGAAAAAGAAAAAGGACAGTGAAAAAAAGAAAGCTAAGATGACTGTAAAGGATATGAAGATATACGACCCCGAGGCATACTATAGGTATAAAATGCAGCAAGATGCGATAAAAAATTCTCCTGTTTATCTAGAGCAAAAACGATTAGAAGATTTACGAAAAGCTCAAAAACAACAACAAAGACGAGAATATTATAGATAAATTATGGATGACGAAAGAAAATTAATGGAAGATAGCTATCTTCTTATCACAGGTCGAAAAACTTTTGAAGAAATATTAGAAGTTCAAGATGAGTTAGAGGTCATTTTTAACCCTAACAAACCTATCAAGGTAATGGAGGGTGATGCTTATGATTGCTTGATAGAGTATTATATAACTACCGAAGAATATGAAAAGTGCGAAGAGCTATTAAGAATGAAGGAAATAAATAAACTTATTTTTTAATTAAAAGTGAAACTGACTAGACCCTAATTCTCTAATTATTGTAATTTCTTTTATATCTCTATTGCGCTTGTATTGCTCTAGGCTTTTATCTATATCTTCAGTTCGCAGGGTAACCGACTCTTTTTTACCGTCTCTCAAAACATAAAAAATAAAATAATTTTTTATCTTATCCATATTACAATCATTAGAAAAAGTGTGTTAACCTAGCAACTTGTCCTGTTTTCTTTTCGTGAACAAACCCCTCACAAGCTAGTGGAGCTCCAGTAAATCCTTTTCTGTAATGCCAGCTATCTGCTGAGGAGGGAGATCTCATATACTCTACAGTTACCCCTATAAAGTCTTTTCCGTCTCTCCATTTGTGTTTTATCTTGTGATGTAAATGATGTAAATACCAGTATCTATGGGTAGTTTTAGACCAGAGTAAAGGATTCTCTTGTGCCATCAACAAGGGTAAATTATCCATCTTAGCACCATCTCCATGCTCTATGCCAAGTAGATTGGTTCCGTACTTATAATACTTTCTGTGTGCTACGCTAATATCAAATGTAATATCTTGAGCTTTTCTAAACCAACTCTGCAATGTGTGAGCTAGATGAAATCCGCTTTGGTAATCATGATTACTCATACTGTGAACAATATCAACAGGAGCTATTTTTCTCAATATCTCTACACATTTGACATAAAGCATTAATGCAACTTCATAATGCTCCCACCACTTTCCATCTGTATCTTGATAAGTTCCCTTAGTAGTGGTAGAGTAAACGTTGTCTATATGTAATATATCATTACCAATACAAAACAAAACACGATCTATATCAAAACCTTTAGATTTAGCAATAAGCCCTGTAACCCCCTCTAAAACTCGTTTAACAGCTATGTCGCAGTTATATGCTTGTTTTGTTTCTATTTCGGCTGCGTATTTGCCTATATGAATATCGGCAGGATTTATAACCAATAAATGAGTTCCTTTCTTTCTTTTAATTATCTCGTAGTCTGGAGAATATGTTGCTATAAATTCATTTACCTTTCCAAATAATTGATCTTCATCTAAGTTTAAATTTTCTTTAGTTACAATAGAAAACCTGTAGTCTCCGCTACCGCTCTGCCAGTGTTTTACACTAACAATATCGTTTTTATCAATACCCCTTTCTTCCAGATGTATGTCTAAAGCTGTATTGTCGTTAATGTTATCAAGGTTGTTGGCTCGTTTCTGAAGTATAACGTCTACTTCTTCTTTAGAGAGTCGTAAGCGTTTGCCGTAATCTTCGCCTTCTTTTTTTATTTTAGACTTCATCAGTAAGGGATTGTATTAGTTCTGCTAAAATTTTAATTAAATTTTGAGCTTTTTTCTTAACTTCCTCATGATCTCTCTCCATCAACTCTTCATAAATATCATCACCAAAGTCATGGATACTATTAGACACATAATTTATATGACTTATAGCATTAACATCTTCTTTAGCTATTCTGGACATTTATAATTTTTACTTTAGCTGAATTACTGCTAAAGATAATAGAATATTTGATTTACGCAACTTATTGACCTTTTTTCTTATTAACACCAGGGACTTAACATCTATTCTTTTAAACCTATCTTCACAAATTTCCATCCTAGCCCATTTTTCTCATACCAGTTACATGATTTTTCTTCCCATATCTCTGCAAAGCGGATCAATTGTTCTTCGGTGTACTCTTGTTTCCCTCCTGGATCGAAGACTGAGTCCCATTCATTTATCTCATTAGAGTGTAAAAACTCTTTTGCTGTTTTCATATGATTCATTATTTTAAATTTTATTTTTGTAGTTTTATTTTCAGCACCTCGTTTTCTGCTTGTAGAAACCGAACAGTAATTTTCATTTCGGCTAACTCTGTTTTTAACTCAGTCATTAAATCCTGCGAATCATCTTTGTATTTTTCTAGCTTATCTACTCTAGATTTTAAATCATCTCTATAAATAGTGTGCTCTGACTTTTCGTCTTTCTCTTTTTCTCTTTTGTTTCTTATTAAAAATTCATAGAATTTCCAACCTCCTGCACCAAATACTACTGAAATTGTAGTGATAAGTATCGTTGTTAAATTGTCGCTCATTGTAGGGATTTATGTAATTGTTCATTTTTTAATTTAAAGTAAATCCACAGCCACATAGAAAAATACCAAGCAGTTATTAATAATGCTCTAAAATCTTTCGCTAATTGAAAATCGTCTTGTACTACTATATCCACTACATACCTGACTGTTGAAAACAAATATAGTATTAAATAGCAACCAATAAATCTTGTTAGCCATTTTAAATTATTTAAAGAAATAACTATAAGCGAACTGAATATAAAATAAACAAAATACAACCAGTATGTGTTAGGCTGTCCTAATTCAAGCCAATAAGAATAGGTAGTCCATAACACCTGATTGTTTAAACAGTCGCTTATACACCACCAAAATAGCAATGTTTGATAATCAAAATAAATCAGTATATTCTTTATGTTTTTGAAATACGATTTAAATCTGTTCATTTGGCTTTGATTTTATATATAAATTTAAATTCATGAGATCTAAATATTCATCTATTGAGATTTCTTTTATATCTGTAAACCTCATATATTCAGATTGTGTTTTTACCACCTCAACAGCAAAAGTTATAGGTTCGTCTGCGTACATAATTAACCCTCCTAATATGTGAGATACCAAATCATTACTTTCTACATGTATTTTATTTTTTTCAATAAATCGAGCAATCTTTAAACTCACAGGAAGATCAAAATCCTGTAAGGCATCAATAAAAACATCATCTACATCATAATTCTTAACCTCTATATATCTCTGTCTTACACCCATGGTCTCTTAATTGTTTTAGTCTAAATTCTTGGAGTCTTGATACTTTACCCTTACTTGTTTTACATTCTGAAAACAAAACATCACAATCAGGTGGTATTGCAAGAAGATCAGGTATACCATTCTTATTAGTTTTAATAAGTTTTATAACAAAATAACCTTCGTTTTCTAACTCTTTTATTCTTTTGGTTTGTATCCTTTGCTCCGTCATATTGCAAAGCTAATAAATTCTTTCTGTATTTTTTTATCTTTATAATTAATTTAAAGTTAATAAATCTTTTTTAAAATGACTAAGAGTGTAGTCTTTTTTTCTCACCACAGCTTTATATATTTTTCTTTCAATACCTTCGTCTGAAAAAACCCAGTATATTTTATTAAACTTTCTTTTTTGAGTTGTCATTCTGTCGCGTGACTGCCAGTAAGATGTGGCCGAAAAGTCTATATTATAATATACTAAACATTCTGCATTTTTTAAACTTATCCCTTCTCTTCCGCTTACAATTTGCAAGGCGATACATTTGTCTGTAGTATCAAATTCCTCCAGAGTCGTGGTAATCTTATCTTTATAAACATCCTTGAGGGCTTGAAGTTCTTGTACAAATTTATAAAATATAGCTATCTTCCTGTTTTTAAATTTATCTAATATAAAAAAAGCTTTAGTGTGATCTACCACCATAGAATTACCACTTTCAAACTTAATAGTTCCTGAACTAAGCTGATGTATTTTAGTCATAAGCTTTACTGCTGTATCAGCAAGTATTACTTCTTTATTTCCTTCAATAACTAAATATTTTTTTAACCTTTTTATTAAAATTAAGGTTTTAGGATCAAGAGGGATAGTAAGAATTTCTTCATCTATAATTGATTCAAAGCCAGCTAACTTTTGTGTATAAGAAATAAGAAATGGTTTCATATGGTGTAAGATAAGTTCAGATCCTAATGAGTAATCATTTATTACCATTCCTCCCAACTTCTTTTGCTTTACATTAACATACCTCTTACTAAATGAATAAAAGTTTTTATGAACAACAAAAGGATTTTTTTTAATTCCGTAAACCTGATGATACATTTGACTGTAAGATTCGGGAGTGGGAGTTCCTGATAATAATATCGTGTAGGGTTTTGATTTTAAAATAATTTCCTTTACCAACTTAGCTCTATTGCTGGGTTTAGGAAACGCTCCCATACAATGAGCTTCATCGCACACTACTCCATCCCACCCCTTAACAGGTACTTTATGTAAAGATTCGTAGTTAGTGATCATGATGTTATAAATACACCCTGAATTATCATAATCATGTTCTATACTTGATATGGCCTTCTTTTTGGTAATGAATAAAACTTTTTTTCTGTTGGGATCTTCTCTAAGTTTTTTCCATAACTCCGTAAACATCCTTAAAGATGTTATGGTTTTCCCTGTTCTCACCTCCATAGCTAAATATAAAAATTTAAAAGGAACAAGAATATTAATTCCTTTTTTTATTATCTCTTCCTGGTATGGTCTTAGGGTTAACATTAAAATTTTATCTCACCTGTATACTCTTTAGAGTGTATATTTACAAACTTAATCCATTTACCTATTCCATCCCTACCCTCTTCAGGAGCAGTGTTGTATTGGTAAATAGCATAAGATGTTAACCATTTATAAAATCGAATTCTACTTATAGACATTTTACCTTTTGGCCCTCTGTCGGGATTTTCTTCAATAAAATCCATGTATAAATCATTCTTATATAGTTTTTCATTATACCTAAGTTTGTGATATAAGGCGTCAGATCCAACCAATCCACACCATTCAATAAAGTCATGACCACTTTTTGCAGAAAGTTTTCTAATTCTAAGATTTACAAATTCACTTTTAAGAAGCCCAAACTCTAGATACATTTGTAAATTTTTAATCATATAATTATCAAACTGACACCACTCTTCATCATTCCATTCTCCAAACATTAGTCTTCCAAACTCCACTAGTGGAGTAAAATCTTTAGTGTAGTATTGTGATAATTCTACCTCCCACTTTCTTCTTTCGAAACTTGTACCCTCTCCACTAATAGCATAATTAGTAGTTATAGCTATTTTAGGAGACTTACTAAAAGGTATTTTTATAGCATCTTTATTCTTTTTTTCTAAAGTAAGTCCTTCGGTAATTACGCTAAATAGTCTCTCAAAATCAAAATATTTTTTTACATCATCAAAACATAAAACTTGAGTGTCTGCACTTACTGTTTGATATGCAAAAGATCTTTCAAAATTAAAAGATTTCCCATCTATAAAAACTAATTTTTTCATATGACTTAAAGCGTTCATAAAAAGCCCTTTACCTGTTCCTCCTTCGGGATTATCAGTAATAACCTCATCGTTTAATATTACCGCAGGGCAATAAGCTAAATTTTTCCATCCATGCAACATGTATCCAATTGTTGTTTCCATAGATTTAATTCTCGATTGATCTGCTCCGCATATATTAGATATAAATACCTTGTAATCACACACTGCAACATCACATATAGTAAATTCTCTATCTATAACATGATCCTTCCATACATAACCTCCTAAGTCAATATAATCTATGGTTTCTATTTTATTATAGGTAATTTGAATTGCACAATTTTTATAATATAAATAAGAACTTTTTGTTGTGTCTTCAATAAAATAAACGTTTATAGAAGAGAGTAGAGTAAGAAACTCTTCTCTAAAATATCTTGTTTTTTCTGCAAAATAATTGTAAATAGAAAAATCATCTATTTCTAAAAGATAGTTAAGTACAAAATCTTTTATCTCCTTTTCAGAGGTATGATCAATCAAATTATTTGTAACTTTTACAAAGACATAATTTTTACTTCCTTCAGGATTAAATTTATAAAATCCATTATCCTCTAAAAAATTTTTAAAAAGTATATGTATTATTTTTATCATTCCCTTTTCGTTCTTGCTCCAGAATATACTACCAGCATCCTCTTTTTCTAATTTATTTATGACATTATCAACTACACCGACCTCAATTTTGTCGTCTACTAATTGAGATCGGATTTCTTTTTTTGTTACTCCGCTTCTTAACTTGTGCTTTATAATATTTATTTTCTCCTCATCTTCATAAACTTTAGTTCCAAAATTTTGTCTTTGAGAATAAGCAGAGTTAATAGTTTTCTTTACCTCAGATGGAGGAAAGTCTTTAGAGGAAAATTGACTCATTACATATTCTGCAAGATTTTGATTTATACCAAAATCATTAAAGGCAGCCGCCAATACATACACATTATTATTTCTCTCCCCTTTAACTAATCCATATTTATTTTCCCACCACTTAATCAAAATCTCTACTATTTTATTTTCATCTGTAACAGGAATAGTAGCTACTCCTTGATTTTTTATTACCTCATTATATTGTTGTTCTATTAACTTGTCCCATATGCTTGAATTAGGATTGGTAAAAATTAATGGATCATAAGATTCGTAACAAACACGCGAAATGTTTTTTGATGTAACATCAAAGTATTTGGAATTAAAATGTTTTTTTAAGGAAAAAAAATAATTTTTATGATTGTTTTCCTTTGGAGGTATTTTAACCAACGCTTTTAATCCTTGACCACTTGGACTAATAAAAACTGAGAATATATGTTTGTCTTTAGATAATGTTTCCTTTTCTTGTAATAACTTTTTTTTACTTTCATATCCATCAAAATCCAAACATATTAAGCCTGAGTGCTTATTTAAAGAATTGTCATTTCTTTTTGTAAATTGTCCACTAAAACATATTGCGGGTAATAATTGCTTTATTACATTTCTTTTGGACTTGTCTGACTCTTGTCTTATACGTTTTACTAAATCTTTTGATGCTCCTTCTTGTATCCTTTTCAACACTACTTCGACTTCTCTATAGAAGGGTTGGGAGGTATTTTTAATGTCTTTGAAGATAGTTATTTCCATTTGTGTTGAGTTTATGTTAAGTTTATGTTAGTTTATGTTGAGTTTATGTTGAGTTTATGTTAAGTTTATTTTGGACATCTCTCTAATTATCAATTAGTTATATGTTTTTCTTTGTTTTTGTGTTGAAAATTAGTTAATAAAATATAAATAAAAAAATATTATAAGAGGTAAGTTTTTATAAAATGTATAAAAGTTAAACGAAAGTCAACACAAGCGAAAAAAAAAGGAGGCGCTAACCCCCTTTATTTAATACCGAAAGATACTTTAAAAAGGAAGGTCTTTCTCTTCTTTGGGCTCCTCTTTTTTGGGTTCAGGTTTCCAGGTATCTATTGCTACATAATGGGTTTTACCATATTGATCTGCTTCTCTTTTTTTCTGAACTATTAGTTTAATATACTTTTTACCACTATACTCGAACATGTGTTCTTGAGGTAAATCAGTTAAACAAAGAGAACAAGCAACTTGATCTCCATCGAATTTAGATATTCCAGATCCTACATAAATTTTTTTTATTTCTTCACTCATATTATTTAATTTTAATTTTTTGTTCCAAATGATTAATTGTTATAGTAATAAGATCACTCTTATCACTCTTACTGCTTACGAACATTGGAACTTTTATCCACATAACAGTATTTATAGCTGTTCTTCTAGAGAACAAACTCCATAGTTTTTTAAAGAACTTCATGATGTATATATTGGTTAATATCTTGTGTTGGGTTTTTAGTAAAAAAAGTATTATACACATTAACTGCATCCTCTACCTTCTGCTCTCCTCTTATTAAAAACTCTTTACTTGGTTTAAAAACACCTAATTGTAATGTGTTCTTGTCTACAACAAAAAACTCTAAAGGTTTTCCAAATAATTCTTGATAGATAAACGCCTGACTATCATAATTATATTTACGCGCTGAATATTTAAAATCTGAAATTGAACTTGAGGTTTTAATATCAATTAGTTTCTCTTTACATACTATATCGGCTTTACCTTTAAATTTCACATCCATAATAGTTTTAATCATAGGGGTTTCGTAGGTATTATCTAACCTACTAATATGGGAGCTCATTTCTTTATTATTAATTACAGTTTCAATCATTCTTTCTAAATTTTCTTTTTCCTTTTGTAGTAACATCATCTTTCCGTTGTTTTCCAAAAGCAATTCTTTATATGCTTTAGAGTTTCGGCTAGTCATGTCCACCACTTTATAAGTGTTTAGCTTGTGAGGTTCTAACAAGGCAGTATGAAAGTATCTGCCCTCTAACATGGCTTTGGTTTGTTCTTTAGGTTTTCTAAATGACTTGGGATCGTTTAATAAAGAATAAAGATCAGAATTAGACAACCATCCTTGCCCAAACTCTCCGTAATAATACTCATCCCCTTTTAGTTTTTCGATAATCTCGTTATGTTCTATTAAATTTTTCATTCTACATGCTTTGAAAGCTCTTTTTTAGCAATAGCATTAACAATATAATGTTTTTCTATATCCTTAATAAGAAGATTCAATGACTTTGATGGATTGTCTTTTATGTGTTTAATTGCATTGTCAAATTCTCTTGTTCCTTTTTTTAACTTATGAGTTACAACCTTACCTGTTTGGGTATTAGTTATTTTTATTTTTTCTAATCCAAGTTCATCATCTAGTCTTTCAAAAGGAGTTTTTTTAGGAGATGTAGTGTATTCTTTTGCATCAGTATCTGCATCAGAAATTATACCCAACATAGATGATAATGCATATCTTCTAAAATAAGTTATACCTGCTCCTGCTGATTGAAACTTATTCATACCTTTCATATCGCAGTCAGGTATTGTACAAGAGGATACAATATTTTCTCCTGATGGGTGATGAAACAAAATTGTCGTAAGTCCGAGATAATTTCCCTCTCCATCAACGCATTGAGTAAATCCAAGATTATGTTTTTTTAATATAGGGTTAATTTGCGTTATGATATGCTCAAGCTTAATATACTTGTATCCATAACCATCAGTTCCTTTTAATAGAACTGGTACTTCTTGCTGAAAGTCAGCAAGGGCTTTGTAAATGTTTTTGCTTTCCATTTTATTTAATTTAATTTAATTCAGTTAAGTTTTGTTTGTTACTAGCATATTTGACTAGCAAATTATCTCTGCGTGTTTTTAAGTTTTGTATATGCTTATCATTTTTACGAGTATTCATTTCTATTTTCATCCTATTCTCAATTAAATTTAGTTTATAAATACAATTATTTATAGACACATAGACTTTACCTTTTCTCCACCCATTCTCTAAAAAAAATTCATACTCTTCGTTTTCAATTTCTTTATAATAATGCCCTCCTTTAGAACAATTCAAAATCTCCGTCTTACTTTCAAAGGATTGAATCTTTACACCCCCTCCTATTACGCTTAAACCATAGGGGAGAAAAGTAACTAAAGAGGATGTGTCTTTTTTAGCTTGTTCTAAGATTTGGAGTAAAGTAAATCTCATTTAGAACTCTTGATTTATCTTTTTAATCATGTCAAAGTAATCCTTATCATCATCTATTAACGCTTTAGCTTGTTTGTATCCATGAACAATAGTAGAATGAGCAACTTTACACCCATTTTCCTCCATAAATTTTTGAACATACGATACTCTGATTGGTCGTTCTAAACATAAATAAAACAAAAGTTGTCTGGCATCTACCAGATCTCTTCTTCTGCTTTTATCAAACATCTGATCTAAAGTCAGATGAAATTGCTCTGCTATCGCATGTGCGTACTTGTCAAATATTTCTTTTTTCATTGTTTTATTTTATTTAATTTTTCTAATCTCTCTATTTCAAATTTAAGATGGTTGATTGATTTTTGCAAACACTCTATTGGAGACTGGTGTTTCTCAGAACTCCTTAGACAATAAGTCACAACATTTCCAATGTTCCAAGTGCAATTAAAATCTTCTACAACATACCTTGCTTGATAGTAACCCTCTCTGTATGTGTCTCCTACATAGTAATTAGGGACTTCAATAGTGTAAGATGGAACGTATAATTTAGGATCTTTACTCATTTTAATATTTTTTTAATTTATATTTACTCATATCATTTTTAAATGTTCTAGTGTATTTCCTATTATATTTTCTTTCTTTTTCTATCATATAAGCCACTAAAGGAGTTGTCTTTTCTTCTTTACCACTATATTTAAAGTATGAATTAAAATTTATCAAATTTCTCGCAAGAGAAGATTTTACCTCATTTTGATCACGAATTTCTTGAAGAAAATACTCGGAAAGATTCATTTAATTTAATTTAATTATTTTAAAAAAAAGGGAGCAACCAAAACATTTAAAATTAAGGACATTCTTATATATCCATGAAATTAGTTGGTTAAAATTAACCGATATACTCCCTTTATTTTTACACAAACACAATAACTTTTGTAAAAATAATGTATTACTTGCGTAAAAACAAGTTGTTTTTATTGTTATTTTTAATTTCTTTTAACACTTTCAAACTTAATTGTTGCAACCTTCTTATATACCTATAATTAGGATGATCTTTAAGTTTTTCTTTTAGAATTAACTCTTCTAATTCATTCATTTGTTTTAATTTCAGCTAACAATTCAGTTGGTGTTCCATCAAATAAGATATGATTATTGATATTGTTTTTTACTTTAATTTTTAAACTCTTGTCTTTTAGGTACACAAAATAAGTAAACTCCTCCCAACAGTCTTTTGTGTTTGGTGGGTAAATATATATATTTCCACAACCATCCTTAAAGTGTGCTATTAATTGAGCAGTTAGGCATCCCATTCCATTAGCTATGTTATTGGTATCGCTAGAGTATCCATTAACAATCTGAATTTCTTTTAAAAATTCTGCTAGTTCCTTTCCATGCCCAGACAAATACCCATCATACTGTCTATACATTGTTGTTAAGGTGTCTTTATTTTCAAGTATATGCGTTAAACTTCTTGTTCCCATTGTTTTATTTGATTTAAGTTATAATTTAATTAATTTTATTAGTAAATTAGTATAAGTAGTGTTGTCTCCCCATATTTTACTATTTGATTTATAGCTACCTAATATTTTATTTAATAGCTTTTGTTCTGTTATGGTAAGTGTTTTTTTATTTTTCATATCTATTTAATTATCATTAGTTGTGCATATTTTGTTTAAAAATAAACAAAACTTTCTAATAAAACTAAATATTTCCTAAAACTTTACCAATTAACAATAGTAGCATTATTAATAACAATGCGAGAAAACTAAAAAAGGTAATTTTAGCAGTATCTTCATATTTACTCATAATCCTAATTTTTTATCTTCAGCATCTGCTTCTGCTCTTTCATCAAGTCTCCATTGTCTGTATTCATGATCTTCTACAATGTCGCACCAGTCTCCACAAGCAATACAAACTATTCCTATGATGTATACGGTATTAGATTTTCTACCGTTTTCTCCATACACCTCGTTTTCAGTTTCCTCCCAGTCTTGTCCACAACATCTGCTAACCATTTCTACACTCATAGTTTATGATTAAATTGAATGTAACACTCACTAGCAACATCTAGCCCTTGTTCAGCTTTTTCCTTTTTGAGTTTTGTTATCATTTTGTCGCATTGCATTGCGTAATTTATGTCGTTATTTTTTAATGCTTGTTTTAAACATTCTCTCCAGTATTTTAAATCTTTTTTATCCATTTTATTTAATTTTTATTAAAAATTAGTGTGCTATTTCTCGGACAATTCCATGAGCATAGTTTTTTTATACTTGTCGCACTAATTTATAGTTATTTATTTTTAAAGGTTTCTATATGAATATTAGTTAATGTGTAGCTACTCATATCTTCCTCTTCTTCTCCATCTGCAATTCTATCTTCGTTTAATCTTTTTAAGTATTTTTTTGGATCGTTAGTGCAAATATCATGAAATACTTCTCCTACACTATCGTGATAAGTCATTAATGTAAATGGTTTGTTATAATCAGACTGAATCTTCTTTAATTTACTTTCTAACTCCTCAATATAATCCATAAACGTTCTTACATAATACTTTTTATCAGTTGTTAATTCTTCAAGTATTCCACTATTAAAGTAGTTAAATCCATCATCTACTCTACTGATCATACTTTTGTATTTGCTTTTGTATTTTCTCTTATCCATTTTATTTAGTTTTAGGTGTTTTAGGGTAATATTAGTGTTTTTACAAAATTTTGGCTTTCATAGATACGTTCTAAGACATTATCTCCATTCACTTGATACCTAAGTACCTCCAATTTTATCTTTTACAAATGTCCTCCATATTGTTTGCCTACAATATCAAATCTCCATTCACTTTCGTTATCTTTTTCATTTAATCCCCCATCATTATCCAATCCAAATCCAAATTCATATTCTGCCTTTGATAATTTCTTATCTATCTCATCAATAAATAAGTCCTCATTTTCACTAAGATAACCCCATATATCTTTCTTTTGCATTATATAACCCTCTATTTCATTAGGTACTTCTACTTCTATTTCTGCGTATTTATGATACACACTTCTTTGCATAATTTTTACTTTCATTTTATTTATTTTTAGTTTTAATTTCTTATTGTAAATTTAATTTGTGCATTTTCTATGCATCTGTAACCACCAAAAACCGAATCTTCTGTTGTTTTTTCTACTGCATCTATAAGTGCATATGAATCTATACTTTGATTTATTGGCTTTGGATAGTAAAACCCTCCTATACCGATTTCTGCTTTTTGTTTTGCTATTTCTATTATAGTCCAAACGTGTTTTTTAAAATTAATAGCTTGTTGATTTTTGTTTATTTGAATTTTCATAATTGTTGTTTTTAAGTTTTATTATTTAATCTATTAAGTTAATTTCACTAACTGTCTCCACATACTCATAAGGATCGCCAATTACAGAATGTAGTTGTCCATCTTCTCCAAGTCCTATA